TTGCGAAGCCCGACGTCGGCCCGGTGGTCCTCGATCAGACCAACTATTGGGGGGGCGTGTGAGGGGTAGGCCCTCCCCGACCCGCCGAAGATATAGCGGACTAGACTTCTTCCGCGATCTCAGATAGTCTCTCCCTTAGATGAGGCGCCCGCCTCCCCCGGTCAAGGAAAGGACCCCCCATGAGCACCCAAGCCGCAGACCTCCCCGTCCTCTCGCTCGAGGCCCTCCGCGCCCTCGGCCCCAGCATGAAGTTCCGCGCCGCCACCGACCTCGGCGTTCACCCGGCCACCCTCGCCCTCCTCGCCCGTCAGGGCCTCGTCGAGATCAAGGCGCGCCGCGTGCAGTCGTCCAACCCACGCGCTCGAGTTTCGAGTGAGCCCATCGAGCGCGCCTACCGCGTATCAATGGCCGGGTGGCGCATCGTCCACAAGGAGATCCGCGCCGCGGCGCTGATCGAGAGGGCGGGACGATGACCGGCGCGGGGTACTGGAACGTCGAGACCACCTGCGATTGCTCCGAGTGCGGCCACGATCTCCTCAGCCACGTGGACGTCGCCGGATGCGCCCTCTGCCCCTGCCCCATCCGGTTCTCGAAGGCGGAGGCCCGCCGTGTCGCCAGCGAGGAGAGGGCGGAGTGACGATGAGTCAGTCAGGCTCCCCCCGCCGCTGGAGTCTAGCTGATTAGACTTCTGGGCTGATCTCAGATAGTCTCTCTTATATGAGGCGCCCGCCTCTCGCCCCCCAGTAAAGGCCCCCAATGAGCACCTCCACCTCCACCCCCCTCACCGCCTCGATCAACGTCTCATGGTGGGGCGTCCGCACCTACGTCTACTTCGAGACCGAGACCGCCGCTCAGGCGTTCGTCGCCACCCTCCCCAAGACCGTTCTCGCCAAGCAGGTCGTCCTCCATTCCCGCAACGAGGTCCTCCACGCGGTCCGGTTCGAGGCCGCTCTTCGGCCCGACGGGGTGAACGGCGACCTCAACGAAACCGGCATTCGCCGCACCCGCCGCTTCCTCCAGGGCCTCCGCACCGCCGGGTTCGAAATCGTCATCTACGAGACCGGCGGGGAAATCGACAACACCACCGCCGAAATCGTCGCCAACCGCAAGTCCCTCGGTATCTGACCGTCACCCCCCTCGGGGGGAGCCGCCCGGCTCCCCCCTCAACCGCACCAAGGAAAGGATCCACCATGAGCCACGAAATTGAGCAGTTCGGAGACCTAGCGTCCTTCGTCTCCGCCCGCGAAAGCGCCTGGCACCGCCTCGGCACCGTCCTCGACACGACGTTCGACGCGGAGACCGCGCTGAGCACCGCGCACCTCGCCGGATGGGACGTCCGCAAGTCCCCCGTCACCACCACCGTCGACGGGCAGACGATCGCCGTGGATGGGAAGTTCGCCGTCGTCCGCAACAACCCCTTCCAGCCCGGCGTGATCGACGCGCTAGGCGTCGTCGGCAACCACTACGAGCCCGTGCAGAATGAGGACCACATCGGCCTCCTCAACGCCCTCGTAGACGAGTCCGGCGCCCACTTCGAGACCGCCGGGTCTCTCCGCGGAGGTCGCGAAGTGTTCGTGACGATGAAGATGCCCGACTCCATCCTGGTCGGCGGGAGGGACGCCGTGGACCTCTACCTGATCGCCCGGAACTCGCATGACGGCTCCTCCTCGTTCGAGTTCCTCGTCAGCCCCGTCCGCGTCGTCTGCGCCAACACCCTCGCCGTGGCGAAGTCGTCCGCGAAGTCGTCATTCAAGGCCCGCCACGTCCGCGGCGGAGCGAAGGCCGCGATCCAGCAGGCCCGCGAAACCCTTGACCTCACGTTCGCCTTCTCCGAGGCGTTCGACACGGAGATCGAGAGGATGGTGCAGACGTCGTACACGGACCAGCAGTTCACGCGCCTCGCCGCGTCGCTGTATCCGACGGCCGACGGGGCGAAGGACGTGGCGAAGGAGAACGCCAAAGTCCACCGCGCGAACCTCACCCGCCTGTTCCGCGAGAGTCCGACGATGACGGAGATTCGCGGGACCCGCTGGGCCGCATACAACGCGGTCACAGAATATGCCGACCACGTCGTAGAACAGCGTGGGAAGGTCGGAGACGCCCTCCGCGACGCCCGCGCGCTGAACGTGGCGACGGGCCTGTCCACGCCGATCAAGGAACGCGCCTTCTCCCTCCTGGCGGTGTAGCCTACGACCGGCGCGACTGGGTGCGCCAGAGGCCCTCGGGGATTCGATCTCCGGGGGCCTCCTCGTATTACCCCGGTTAGTTCGAGGGGGAGACGGCGTGGCGGGTGACGGCGGAGGGGGACGCCCGACGCTACTGTGGGGGGCGTGACCGACAAGCAAAGCAAACCCCAGGACGATCCGTCTCCCGCCCCCACGTCGACACCGGCTCCGGGCCTCACTCCCGTCGCGGTCGCCGCCGCCCAGATGCACGAACTGTTCCGGGGATACGTCGCCGCCGGATTCACGGAGCGGCAATCCCTCACCCTGATCGCGGAGATCGCGACTGCCCGGCCTCGGAAGAGGGACTCGTAGCGTGGCCGCGAAGAGCAACAACTCCACCCGCCCCCTCCTCGAGGAGTTCGGCACAACCGGCCTCCGACGGTCCGGCGGCATCATCGGGGAAGAGTTCCTCCCCGCGCTGACTGGCGCCCGCGGTCGCCGCGTGTTCAAGGAAATGTCAGACAACGATCCGATCGCCGGAGGCGCGCTCCTCGGCTTGCAGGAGGTCCTCGGACGGCTGGACTGGCACGTGGAGCCGCCCCAGGACGCCACCCCCGAGGAGGAGGCCCACGCCGACTTCGTGCAGGAGTGCCTCGACGATATGAGCGAGTCTTGGGACGTGGCCCTGTCGCAGATTCTCTCCATGCTCACGTACGGCTGGTCCTACCACGAGATCGTCTACAAGGTCCGCGGAGGCCGCGACGCCGACGCCTCCCACCGCTCCCGTTTCGCGGACGGTCGGATTGGGTGGCGGAAGTTCGCGATCCGCTCCCAAGACACCCTCCAGAACTGGGTCCTCGACGACGCGGGCGGCATCCGAGGACTCCGACAGAACGACCCGGCGGGCCGCGGCGCCGCCACCATCCCCATCGAACGGGCGCTCCTCTTCCGCACCAACGAGTACAAGGGCAACCCGGAGGGCAAGTCGATTCTCCGCAACGCGTACCGCCCCTGGTTCTACAAGAAGCGCATTGAGGAGATCGAGGCGATTGGGATTGAGAGGGACCTGGCGGGCCTGCCGATCGCGTACGGCCCGGCGGAGTGGTTCGAGAAGAACGCCGGAGCGGGCGGCAACGCCAACCTCCAAATGCTCAAGGACGCGGTCACGAAAGCGCGGCGGAACGAGATGGACGGGGCGGTGTTTCCGTCGATGTTTGACGAGAACGGCAACCGGACCCTGACGTTCGAACTGATGACGTCGGGCGGGTCTCGGCAAATCGACACCAACAACGTCGTCGGACGTTGGAACAACGCTATGGCGACCTCGATGCTCCAAGACTTCATCACCCTCGGCCACGAGGGCGTCGGCTCCTACGCGCTGGGCGCGGCGAAGATCACGATGTGGCAGATGGTCGTCGATTCTTTGGCGAAGTCGATTGTCGGAGTCGTCAACACTCACGCAATCCCCCGCCTCCTCCGCCTCAACGGGTGGGCGCCGGACCGGATGCCGAAGATGGTGTACGGGGACGTGGCCGTGGCTGACTTGGCGATCCTCGGAGACTTCCTGCAACGGATGATCGACACGGGCGTGATCGTGCCGGACGAGGCGTTGGAGAACTACGTGAGGGACCTAGCGTCCGTGCCGCCAGCCGCCTCGAAGGGGCAGGCGTTCGACGATGAGGAGACGGTGTTGACCCGCCCGACGGTCGTCCCCGAAGTCGTCCCCACGCCGGAGCCGTCCTCCCCGCCGACGCCGGGAGTGGCCCCGCCCGGCCCGGAAACGCCCCAGGAGGGTGCGTGAACGTCGTCCTGGCGCGACGGCCCCTCCCCGTCCGTAAAAGCGCCGGAGACGGCAATGAGGCCCTCGCGCGGCGGTTCGGGCGGGACTTGGATGCGATCCTCCGCGCCCTCGCCGCGTCCGCCCAGTCGGAAGCGGCCCTCCGCGCCCTCGGTTCCGGCAACGCGGCCGCGTTCCTGGGGAGCCTCGACTGGGATGCGCTCCGGTATTCGATCGGGGACGCGCAAGAGTTCCTCGCCGCCGTCAACATTCAGCAAGCGTTCGCCTCCATCGGCGCTGTCGGCCCCGCCCAAGCGACCCTGTCGTTCGCGCTGATCGAAGAGCGCGCCGTCAACTACTCCGCCCAACGCGCCGGGCTCCTTATACGAGAGATCGAGGAGCAGACGCGCGAGGTGGTCCGTGACGTAATCACGCGGACCGTCTCCGGCGGCAACACCACCCGCGAAGCCGCCGCCCGCCTATCCCGCATCGTCCCCCTCAACAGCCGCTCCGCCCGCGCCGTCGAAAACACCTACACGCGGACCTTCGAGCGGCTGATACGGGAGGGCAGGTCCGCCGCCCAGGCCGACATTCTCGCCTCTCGAGCCGCCGACCGCCAAGCCCTCCGCCTCCTCCGCGTCCGAGGGGAAGCGATCGCCCGTACCGAGGTCCTCACCGCCGCGAACACGGGACGCTTCGAAGGGTGGTCGTCGACGATCGCGCAAGGCATCGACTCGCAGACGTCGAAGAAAGAATGGATCACGGGCGGGAACCCGTGCCCGGAGTGCGACCCGCTGGACGGGGAGGTCGTCCTGTGGGACGCGCCGTTCTCGATCGGGGAACTCATGCCCCCCGTCCACGTCAACTGCCGTTGCACGGCGACGCTCCTGCCCGCCTCCACCGCGACGCGGGAAGGGTCGGGGCGCCGCGCCCGCGACGGTGGGGACTTCCCCGCCGCCCCCGCCCGCTCCGACGCGTTCGCGAAAGCCCGCGCTGTGGTCGGCGCGGACGGCTCCGTAGCCGTCCCTGACTTGTCGATCCGGGAAGCAATGGCCGTCGCGCGATCCGCGTTCCGCCTCGCCCGCGGGGAGACGTCCTCCGCCGAACACCGCACCGCCGTGGCCGTCATCCTCGGCCTCCCCACCGAGTAGGAGAAACCCATGAACCGCATCATGCCCACCGCGAAAGCGGCCCGCCTCGTCCAAGGATGGGACCTGGGCGGCGAAGACCTCGACGGCCTCCCCGAACTGTCCGGCTACGACCTCGACGCGGAACAGATCGCAGAGATTGCCCACGCGATCGCCGCCGCCGTCGCGCACGCCGTAGACGAGGCGTGGGAAGTCGTCGAGTTCGTTGTGGAGACGCCGGACGACGGCGACGGCGTCGAGGTGTATGTGCGGCCCGCGTCGGGGGTGATGGTGGGATGGTTCCTGGACGACTACCTGGCGGACCGGTACTCCGTCGACGGAGGGGAGACGGACCTGCACGTCACGGTCTGCTTCCTGGGGGAGGTCGCGAACCTCACCCTCGAGCAACAGCGCCTCCTCGTGGGCGTCGTCTCCGAAGTCGTCTCCGACACGCCCGCGCTGTACGGATACGTCGAAGGGACCGGCACGTTCCCCCTCGACGACGGCGGGACGGTGTGGTGGGCGGAGCCGCACATTGACGGGCTGGCGGAGTTCCGGGAGCGGCTCACCGCGGCCCTCCTCGAGGCGGAACTGCCCGTCGACGTTTCCCGCCCCGACTACCAGCCCCACATCACCCTCGCCTACCTCCCCGACGGGCAGGACCCGCCCGCGGTGACGCTCCCCGACTCGCACTCGGTCGTCGTCGACGAAATCACCGTCGCCGTCGGCGGCACCCGCCACGCCCTGTCGTTCGCGCCCCTCGACGTGGAGGCGTACGACGCGTGGTGGGAAGCCCGCTACGGCTCAGGCATCGACACGCCGTTCGTCGGGGACGGCGGCTCCGCCTACCGCCCCCTCGTCAAGTCCGCCGTGGCCGCGGAACGCCGGTTCACGCTGGGGCCGTGGTACGTGCCGGACGAGGAGGACGCGCATGGGGAGTGGACCGACGCCGACACCCTCCAGCAGGCCCTGTGGGGGTACGTCGACTCCGGCTACCGCGCCGTCCGCCTCCAACACTCCCCCGAGATCGAGGCGGGGCGGTGGGTGGAGATCATGTCTCTCCCCTTCGCAATCGAACTCCCCGTCATCGACGTCAACGGTGAAGTCGCCGCGCACTCCTACCCGGCGGGCACCGTCCTCCTC